ACAGTTAAAAACATTACTATAACAAATAAATGTGGCCTTAACTACTCAGTCTATGCTTATGATGTTATTGGAGCTACTCAAAATAACATCATATACCCATCTGTTGATCCAATGATATTTGAAGTTAAATACCCTGATTCTGATATTAAAGGACGTGTTGTATCTTTATAATTTTTATATTTATAATAAAAAATGGCAGTTTATAAAATATTCCCTACTAAAGATGCTTCTATATACTCTCTTTACCCTAGTAAAAACACAGGACTAGATGAGATAATTGAATCTTCTCTTTTAGTTGATGATGCTTCTTCTTATCCTCAAGCTAGTAGATTTTTAGTACAATTTGATTCTACTGAAATAAATGATATTATTAATAATAAAATTAGTGGATCACAATGGCAAGCTAACTTCAGAGGATTTTTAGCTAATCTAGAAGGATTAAATTTAGATACTCAACTTGTTTTTTATCCTATATTTGGTTCTTGGGACATGGGAACAGGAAAATATAATTATTCTCCTGAAGTTCAAAATGGTGTTAGTTGGGGCTGGAGATCATATTCTGGAAGTAATGCCTGGATAACCAGTGGTTATCCTACTAATGTGACTGCCTCATATAGTGGTACTTTAGGTGGAGGTAATTGGTATTACACTTCATCTAATACAACAGTACTACCTATATTTTCAACTCAAAGTTTTACTTACACTGATTCTGGTGATATTAATACTGATATCACTAATATGGTTAAAGAATGGCATAGTGGATCAATAGTTAATAATGGTTTAATAGTTAAACAAGCTATTGAATTTATTAATGATGAGAATTACCAGAATAAAATGCAATTCTTTTCAAGAGACACTAGTACTATTTACCCCCCACAGCTAGAATTTAGATGGAGAGACTACACTTTTAACACAGGATCATCTACTAATACTATATTAAATACTTCTAATGTTACCATAACACTTGATGAAAACCCAGGTGTATTTTATCCTGAAAGTATAAATAGATTTAGAGTTAATAGTAGACCAACATATCCAACAAGAACTTTTCAAACAGCTTCCTACTATACAAAAAATTATTACCTTCCAACGTCATCATATTATTCAATAAAAGACTTGGATACTAATGAAGTTGTTGTAGATTTCGATGATCAATTTACTCAATTAAGTGCTGATGAACAAAGTAGTTATTTTACATTATATATGAATGGTTTAGAACCTGAAAGATATTATAAAATACTTATTAAAAGTATTATAAATGGTTCAACTATAATTTTTGATAATAATTATTATTTTAAAGTAAAAAATGGCTAATTATCCTTTAAATAAAACTGCTTTTAATAAAGAGACGTATTTAAATACAGTTGACACTTCCTTCGCTCAAATATCAACTCCACCTCCTCCATTAGAAGATACTATCACAGTTAGTGAATTTTTTGATTTATATAATGCTATTTTTTATGACATCCCAGCTAATGGTTCAACTAATTCTCATGAATATTTAGTTAAAACAAGTGGAGAATATATTAGTTTTGAACAAACTGATGAAAATATCCAAGCTTTATTAGATGAAATAACTACTTTAAGACAAGAAAATTTAGAATTAACTCAACAAATTATAACACCCCAGACTTTATCTGCTTCTCCAACTGCTTAATATATGGCTACTCTAATCAATGAAATAGATCCTATTACTTTTGAAACTCAAAACTATTCTCCTCAGGATATATCAGCTATGTCCCCAGAGATAGTCAATTCAGTTTTTGATCCTAGTAAAGGAGATTACGTTGAATATACAATAATATCTCCTGATAATTCTTTTCAAGTAACAGATCAAAATCTTGAAAATATTATTATAACTAGCACAGATGCTAGTAATGGAGTTGTTTTTAATATTAATCTAGATCCTGAAAAAGATTTAAAAAACAAAGGATTTACTAATGGTGAATATAATGTTGTTTATAGTTTCCTACGAAAAGAATTAGGTTCTTCCTCAGATAATAGAGCATATTTTATTAAAGAAATATCACCTGATAGAACAGAATTAAAATTAGCATCTAATATTTTTTCCAACGATGAGTTAGTCACATTAGCTAATGATTTTAAAGCTCAACTTAATTCATCAGAATATTTCCAAGATTTTTATCTTAATTTTGGTAGCAATAATTTAATTATAGCTAATAATATATT